CGGTCCGCGCCAGGGGACATTTCCCCAATGAGCAAGCCGCACTGAAATGTGTCTACCTGGCCGTGATGAGCCTGGATCCGACCGGCCAAGGGCGGGCCCGCTGGACCCAACGATGGAAGGCCGCGCTCAACGCGTTCGACATCACTTTCAACGGCCGACTCACCGTCGGACGCTAACCCACAACAACACTAGTTACACCGAATTCTTGACAGACCCTTTACCGTCTGGTTTGCCAAAGCAACGACGAGTTTTTCGACATCCATATCGGCGTCGTTCATCCACTTACTGTTGCACACGACACAGAATCCCCCGACCTTGTGATCGAACATAGTTTGGGGGAGGGACAAGACTTCTGGCATCACTCCGCCTGGCCTGTAGAACGCTCTGGTTGTATATGGGCTGTGGGGGATCTGGAGGCCGAAAGATTCGTGAAACATATGTTCTTTTGACTCCTTGTTCGTGAGAGAGCCGCAAAAGAGACACCCTCGACGCCCGGTCAGTTCAGCCTTGTCGCCTCGTGCCATGCTTTAGTGTCCTGTCGATCGCCTTGTCCCTTGCCGTGTCTGACACAACATACTCAGTCACGTTCTTGGTAGACGTATTCTAAAGAAAAGGGTTTATCTGCGTGTCCGCTGCTGGCTCAGAGGGGGCCGCGGCGCGCACACTAGGATCTGGCACATGAAATTCAGGCGGTAGGGCCTCATTCGGCAGATGGCCGACTTCGGGTCAACACACGCATTACCGGAAGTGCGAATACCCTTCGAGACCGCTTTGATCGAGCTGATCCCTACTTCGCAGCCGCGGCAGCCGTGACCGTGGCGCTGGGAGCCGATGTTGCGGTCGCGGTGTTGTAGCCGGTCTCCGACACCGTCACCTGCGCGGTGAGTCTGTGGCCCGTGTCGGCGGCGCTGACGGTGTGCGAGGAGCTTGCCGCGCCGGTGATCACGACTCCGTCGCGATACCAGGCGTAGGCGTACGTCAGTCCGGGCGCCGACCAGGTGCCGGTCGTCACCGTGAGAACCTCGCCGACCTGCGCCGTGCCCGACAGGGCAGGAAGGGTGGTGTTTGTCGGCCGCGGGCCGACGGTGACAACGGAGGTCACGAGGCTGGTTGCGGAGGCGTCGGCGTAGAGCGGCGACGTTGCGTTCACCCGCACCGCGAGCTTTGCGCCGAGCAACGATCCATCCACCTGGTATGTCGACGCCGTCGCTTGCGGGATGGATGTGCCATTCGCGTACCACTGGTATGCGAAGGTGAGGCCGGGCTGGCTCCAGGTGCCGGGCGAAGCAGAGAGCGTCGTCCCCACCTGCGCAGTGCCGGTGACGACCGGGCGAACCGTGTTGGCTGGCGCTGCCATCTTGGGCACCGGGGTGGTGCTCACGGAGATGGCATAGCCGAACTGGTAGCCCGGTCGTGACGCCGCCACCTGGAGGCTGAGCCGCTTGCCGACATCTGTGCTGCTGACGCGATGCGTCGACGAGATCTCACTGTCGATGAAGATCCCGTCTGCCAACCACTTGTAGCTGTAGGTGAAGGTCGCCGGTGTGGGGCTCCACTCTCCATTCGTTGCGACGACGAGGACGCTCCCGACTTCGGCCGTGCCATCGATCGTGGGCAGAACGGTGTTGACGGCCGGGGGGCCTCCGTAGGCCTGCACCACTTTCGTGATGGCGGTGGCTGTTTCATGGCCCGCCCCCGCGACGGTCACTCGCACCGTGAACTGGTGCCCGATGTCGCGCGCCTCGAAGCTCCGGGTGGTCTTGCAGGAGCCCGCCGGGCCGTCCTCAATGCCGTCCCGCAACCACTGGCAGGTGAAGGTAGTGGTCGGCAGGGTGCCGCTCCAGGTGCCGACGTCGATCTTCGAGGGTGATCCCACGCGCAGAACCCCGACGATCGATGGTGCCCTGGTCGGCACGGGAGCAGGAGCCGTGACCACGGCAACGGCGACGGGCGAAGCCTCTGCCGCGGACGCGGTGCCTATCGAGGCGCAGACGACGAGTGACGCCATCGCCAGACCAGTGAGAAGTTGACGTGTGCGAAACATGTTGCCCCCCCGGACCCATTACCGAATCATCCCAGTGTGTCGCAGACCGGGGAGAATTGAAAGGGCCTCATGTGAGGGGGGCCTTGCGAGGCGAGGACTCGCAAGGCCATAAATACAGAGGGGATGACCAGGATCGAACTGGCGTCATCAGTTTGGAAGACTTTTCAGGCACTGATGCATACTCATGCTTTGCTTGTCAAATATCGCCTAGTCACTGGGAAGCACTGGTGTTCCTCCAGCAACACACCGCATGGTTTTGCACAAGATGGGTGCCAAAATAGGTGCCAGCTACAAACGACGACAACTGTCAGGAGATTGCACGACGGACGTCACTCAGCGGTCGACCTCATACGAGTCAGGCCTGCCAGAAACCTTCCCGTGCGTTGACCGAGACTGCTTAGATGAAGTCATGCACGCAGCCACAATCCTCCTCTGGGTATGGGCACCGCTGGCAATAGTTTTTGGATTCTGCGCGGTGCGCTTCCGAAGGCGGATCTCTCAAGGGATTCGGGCCAATTGGGAAGCTCGAGGCATGAAGGTCGGTCCAAGAACTCAGTCACCGATTGTTTTAGCAGCGGTAGGCGTCGTCTTCATCGTCGGAGGGGCCTGCGCGATCGCGGGGCTTGTTCTCCGCGTGCTGGGTGGATGACAATCGAAACCCAGGTACTGGCGACGATCGCCGCCTAGAAGTACTTCGTCTTTGCGGACGCATGGCGAGCTTCACTCTTCACGGGCCCGTATCGCCGGATCAGGATCGAAGCCCAGACAATCCACGCCACCCCAACCGCGGCGATTATCCCGACCATTAGAAGGCCCAGGACATCCAGGTCTGCACCGCCAGCGTGCTCGATCAAAATGCGAATGCCGGTGATCAGCACTATCAGAAGTCCCGGCAGCGTTCTCCACCGGTGGTTCCTTACCCAGTCGCGCACTCCATAACCCTAATGCGGCTGGGCCCGTCGACGTCGGATGCACTACCGAGGCTTCTGCACCCCAGCATCGACACCGTGTTCTTGCTCGAGCTTCTTGACGAGCTCTCGTGCCCGCAAGCGCGCAATTATCCCTTGAGCCACGAGGATCGCGCCAACACCAACCGAGATAAGCCCCTTCGGCGCGAAGTCTTCGGACGCATACACCCAGACAGCTACTACCGCGCAGAGTCCACCGACGATGATGCCGAATAGCCCGAGGGCGGCCACGCGGTTCGCGGCGATCCGTCGCTGAATGGGGCTCTTCTGCCCGGTCTCGCTCACGGACAAATACTATCTGTCAGGCTGCAATCGCCGGCACTCAAGCAGGACCTATCAAGCCTCTGGCAAGCTTGCTGCCGCTGGCGAGCATAGCCCCGTCTTTGACCGTTTGGGCGTGCACGAGACAGATGGCGTAGACAACTTTTAGACCGCCCTCTCTGGTGACGAGACGCTCGGACGCGTTAGTGTCGCATCCATCAACCAAGCACTCCATACGGCGACCGTAGCGGTTGCCAGCAGACGCGTCTACTCCAGATCCTCGAACTGCCTAAGACCCAGAGTTCAAGACCGACAGTGCGTTTTGCCTCGAAAGGGTGTAGCAACGTCTGTTCCGTTCGAAGGTTTGGCCGTCTCTCGTTCCATGACGGGAAATCATTCAACGCCGGGAGACCGACGGTGGTGTTCTCCCGGCACCGGCGTCTTGGGTGCAATTGCGTCAGTGCCGCTCCGGCGGGCGGGCCGGTCAATTCTCTCAACCGGCCGCTCATCGGACGCCGAACCGAGATGCGGGGGGTTCGAGCTCCGACGGACACCAGTCAGCGACTATGCCTGGTGGCGCGATTTTCCGCGGCATTTGGGTTCAGCAGAATGCTCAGGTATGTCTGCGACTCAGGGTCGGAATCGACTCGGGCTCGACATTTGATCGCACGACCTCGCATTCGGAGCTTCCATAAAACGGGCTTGATTGCTTCGGCAATGGGAGGTGTAACTGCCCCGGTAACGGCTCGGTGGCTGCCGAGCTTCAGGACGACAACAACCGCTTTCCGGCCATCAAGTCGGTCCATCAGTATCCGGGCGTCGGCGTCACCGCCGAAGTGCTCCTGTATGTCCGCGATCAGCGCGACCGTCGCGAGTGCGTGTGTTGGCTGGATGACAATGGGGCCCAGAGCGTCAAATCGTGGACTCACGACGGGTTTGCTCGGTCGCATGTCGGCCATTGCTGCCTCCGGATCAGTTGGGCGAACCGGTTTGGCGCGGGGCCACGTGACCGGCGGCGTCGCAAGGTTGATCCTAGGCTGATACCCGGGTCATCCGCAGTCTTATCGCGCTCAGCTTGAGGGTGAATCCCTGTGCAAAGGATCAGGAAGCAGGAACAGCGAATCCGGCAACGTGCCCCCTGTCGTCGCAGGACTAGAGGGCACGCCGTCAACCGAAATTGCGACGGTGCTTCGGAAGCGCAGCCGAAACCGATTGCCCTGAGCGTAATCGGGCGGCGTTCAGAATATTCGGCTGTCATCCGGATTGCTTAGCAGGTGCAATGCATCGGCCAAGACGTTCGAGAGAGGATAAGCAGTATCGCGATCGCCCGTTGCGGACAACTGGTCAGGCAGTGATTGTTTTCCCGGGCGGGGTGAAGGTTCCGTTTTCGAATCCGGTTCTGCTGGCTGTGACCGTTACTGTAACGGTCTTTCCGAGGTCGCCTTTCTTGACGAGGTAGGTTGTTCCGGTGGTGCCGTTGGCTATCCCGTTTGTATACCAGGCGGTTTTTGTGGACTGCGCTGCAGCATCCCAAGTTCCTCGGGTGACGGTAAGGGTCTGACCAGCCTTCGGAGTGCCGGAAAGCACGGGCTGTGTCGTCGGGACGAGAGCCTGTCCTGCTCCAATGGGAACCGTGCCCTCGGTGTCTGCGGTGCCGTCTTGGTAACCGGCTCGTTTTGCGACTACCCGCACGGTCATGACGGCGTTGAGGTCACCTGAGACGAGATCGTAGGTACGGTAGGTGCGGTTCGTCGCGTTCGAGAGCGCGACCCCGTTCCTCATCCAGGTGAAGTAGTACGTCAGTGGGCCGATGCTCCAAGTGCCGTCGTTGACGCTGAGCTGCTCGCCGACTCGGAAGTCTCCGCTGACGGACGGTTTCGTTGTAGCGGTTGGTGCGGCGAATGGTGCGGCACTCTCGGTGGAGGCTGTGAAGACGTTGTTCGTCGCGCCACTGTCCTCGGTGTACGGGGTCGTGATGTTGCTGCCGAGCTTTATGCCGGTCACGGTGTTGTTGCTGCCCCTGAATTGGACCCCGATGGCCCCACCGGCGTTGATCGATCCGCCGGTGACCGTCGATCCGGAAGCGAGGATGATGTTCGTTCCGTACGAGTCTCGGATGTCGAGATTCGTCGCGATGACGGGGGCGTCGGCGAGAAGCGCTGTTCCCGACGGTTTCAGGTAGCTGATGATGGTGCCATCGACGGTCGGGGCGATGGCCACGAGCGGGTTGATGGAGATGCCTGGGCCAGCGCACCCGGTGATTGTGCCTCCGATGATGTGGGTGTTGTCCGCACGGACTTGCACTCCGCCTCGTCCACCGGTGATGTGCGGGACGATGGTGGTGTTCCAGCCGATGCGGTGGGTGTCGACCGATTTGTCGCTGCAGTCGATGGCGATGGGTTCGAAGCGGCAGTCCTCTGGTTCTCCCGCGGCGCCCAGCACGCTGATGAACGGGCCGACGTTTGTCGTGACGGCGTGACGTACGCGGCTGATGGTCCCACGTACGACGAGGCCGCGAGTTGATCCGGTGACGTTCACGCCATACCCGAATTGGTCGGCCGCCTCATTGTCGAGGAGGTCTCGGATGGTGCAGTCGATGACGCCGTTCCGGCAGTGGGCGACGTAGATGCCCGCGGCCCCGTTGTCGTGAACAGTGATGCCGGTCACCTGGGGTGTATCCACCGCGAAGAAGCGAACCAGTGGGGAGTTACTGGACGCGGGGTCCGTGTGGAAGATCTCGCCCGCTCCTATGAGTTTGACGGCAGGCGAAAGGGTAACCGAGGCGGTGCGCGGCTTGACCTGAATGGTTCGCGGAAGAGCCTTGTCCAGTTGCACTGTGGAACCGGAGATAGTGGTTACTCTCCGAAGATAGCCGTAACGTTCGGTTCCACCGGCGATCGCGTCGTCGCCGGCAAGCAGCAGGTACTCGTTGGCTTTATAGGAGGCCGCCTTGACCACCGTGATCGCAGTCTTTCCCTTTGCCATCGCGGTCGCGATCTGCTCACGGTAGACAATCGTCCCCGTCCGAGTGAGCGCTGAATGGTCTCCGCGCACTTTCAGTTTTGTTCCGGAGGTCAGCTCGAGCTGGGTTACCGCTGAGGGTATTTCGACGACGGAGTCGAGAAAGTAGTCTCCGGAAAGGGTGACGCTTCCGCTCGCGGAGGCGAGATAGGTGCGAATCGCGGGAGCAGCGTCCGATGTCGTGCCCGAGACTGCACCCAGTCCGCTGGATTCCGGGGCGCCCTGGCTCATGTTCCGGGCCATTGACAGACTCGTAGCTGTGACGATGCTCAGACTTGCCGCCGATATGAACGTCCGGCGTGAAAACTTGATTCCAACCATTATGCCCCCAACTAGTTCCCTGAAATGTACCCTAAATAGGGGGATACAAAAGCGACTTCTTCCAGATCGTGTTATGCGTGCGATTCCCAAGCACACTCGACAATGTTGATATCGCGTCGGCTGCTGCGGTTTCCGAGGCCCGAAGAACGAGCTCGAGGACTGGTATCGGGTCGTGAGCTGGCAGGAGACCTCGCGAGGCCGTGAGCTGATCTGTTGGTGCCGGACCCTTCCTGTGGCGTGTGAGGCGGCGTGGTACTACAACCGGGCCCGCGTCATCGTGGCAGCATGCGCAGGCTGGCAGCAGAGCGCATGAGCGTCTGGGCGGGGCGCCGAGGAGACCGCCGGCACATGATCTGCTGCTCGCGTATCGGGCGGCCAGATCTCAGGTGGCGGACTGACATCCGGTCCTGCCAGAATGAGCCGATAAGCGAGGGGTGTGCAATGGAGGACGAGGGATTTCTTGCCATCTCGAATGAGATGCTGCGGGCGCTGGGGATGGTAGTAGTCGCCGCCGGCCGGCTAGAAGCCGGCATGATTGCGGTCGGAACGCATATGGGCTTGAAATCTCCAAGAGACCTGCCATTTCGCGAGCTCAGCAACCGAATTATCAAGCGTGTCGAGGCCGTTGGTGTTCCGCCCTGGAGCACGGCGGACGGTGAGGCGGTCACAGCCTGGGCAATCGAGGCGAGAGACTCGATGGCGAAGCGCGACCCGCTTATCCACGCGAGCTACGGCTTACGCGGTGAGGCGTTCAGTCCGACGACTGTCAAGATCCATCTCCGCCCCAACTCGATGCGGGATCTCAGTGCGGCCGAAGCTGAGGAACTCGCTCAGCACTTGAGCGTGCTGGCGACCAGATCAATGACTCATAGTACGAATTTGCTGTTACGCATCGCGCCCGATCAGTGGGCTCCCGTGTACTGGAAAGAAGGCGAGATAGGTGTGCATCACGCATCTGAGCCACACTTCCCACCATTCAAAGAGTCACCGTTCATCGGACCCGATGGAGCACTTGACGGTGCCGCCTTGGACAAGGCCGTTGGACGCTGGCCCCGGCTGCCGGCTGCATCCGTAGACGAACCGTATTAGACGTGCTCGGATGCTGGATCGTAGTGAAACACAAATGTGCTCCTAACCATCTCCGATCCATTCCACTCTTCGATCAGGATGTCTTCGTAGTGGCGGGTGTCGGCGTCCCATACTTCTTGGGCAAAGGCTCGTGCAGATGTCGGATCGTCGAACACCCCGATGACGCTTTGCCCGTCGTACGGGGTGCTCTTTGAGACCACGGAGTGCATGGGGAAATTGTCTCACTCAATGCCGAAGATTAAAAGGTCAGGTTAACGCAGAAGAAACCCCCTCACCGTCCCGGAGGAGGTGAGGGGGTTAAAATGAGTTTGTGCCCACTGTAGTCAGCGTGAATGAGATGGATGAGGTCATCCGTCGAGTTCGCGATGCCCATAACCTTGGGGCGTCGCAACTGGATGCCGACGAGCCGCTCCCAGTGTTCGAGGACTGGGGGCACCGGAGCGGACCCGTTGTTGATCACATCACGCTCCGCGAAGTCTTCGTGTCGTTGAATGAGGTTCTCGCTACTCGAGATAGGTAGCTGAATGGATTCCCGCGGAAACGACGAAAGGCCCCCTCGCCTCATCCGAAGATGAGAACGAGGGGGCATCTGGTTCAAACTGGCACGGGGTTCATGCGGTGTAGCTGGTTGTCGCGGTCGAGGAAGTACATGGCGTCGATCTTGTTGCCGACCTTGAACGATGGGGTGATGATGCCCCACAACTGTTTGATGAAGTCGGGTACCTGCGGGGCGTCGTAGGTGCCTGCGGTTTGCGCGTGTGTTGCACCGGTCACGGCGACGAGTTGTTTCGTGGCGGCGTCGAACTGGGTGTTGTAGTCGTTCCAGAACTTCAGCCCTGCGATCGGCGGGTACGCAGTGGTGTCTTTCGTGCCATACACGACGAGGACTTTTTTGCCAGCCCACAGTGACGCGGTGATCCGTCCCGGGTCGTTCGTTGTCGTCGCGGTAGCCAAAGCCGACCGCGCGGACACCGTTGCGCTGTTCGACCGCCACGACGTCAGGGACGACCGCCATGCAGCCCATGCGGGGTCTGCGTAGTCCGGTGCCGGGTCGGGTCTCGCCGGCGGGGTGGGGGGCTCGGTTGTGCCGTACCAGGATGGGTGGTCGAAATGGTTGCCGTCATCGTATTCGGCGAGCATGTCGTAGATCCCCGACATGTCCACATACCCGAGGGTCCTCGAGGCGAGGTAGGTGTCTTGGGTGACGAGCCACTTCCCGACCTCGCCGCCCATCGACCGGCCGATGACGACCCAATCGACGACGGTGATGAACGCCGCCGCCTGCTGCGCGAGTTCAGAATAGGCAACCTTCGCGGTGTCACGTCCCCACCCGTTGAGCCCGTTGAACGATGACGTCTTCGATCCGCGGGACTGGGCGATGAACCCGCCGTTGTTCAGGATCGTGTCGCGGAGGGTGGCGAGGGACGAGATGGTGAGCATCTGGTTGTACTCACCCTGCGACCCGTGCAGCCACATTACGCCGTGCCGGCCACCTGTTGGGGGTGTGCCGTTGGGGATGATGAGTTGCAGTCGGTCGGCGCCGTTGTCGGTCTCGTAGATGGTGCACACCAGACCGGATGAGGTGGTGTAGGTGCCGACCGAGGTGAAGGCCATGGGTTACGCTCCTCGGCGTGCTTTGAGCCACTGCGTGTACACGGAGATGTCCGAGCTCGACGGGGCCGCTGACGGGGTGGACCCGAACGTGTCGCCGACGATGCCGCCGCTGACACCACCACCCATGTATTTCCATTGCGTGTTCGTGGAGGTGGTGCCGACGAACCCGAGCCGCAGCAACGACACGGTCGGGAGTGGTGAGAACGCGATGGCCTGGTCGAGGAGTTTGTTGCCGTCGACCCACACCTGAATGTTGGATGAGGTGGCGACGAGAACGAACGAGTGCGGGTTGTTGTCGGCGGTCCCGAAGTTGTAGTACGTGACCCCATCGATGGACGCTGCCCACGTGTTCGACGGGGTGCGGGAGATCGAGAACGAACCCGTGTTCCCCATCGAGTTCAGGTGCTGATTGACGGACGTCGGGGCGGGGTCGAGCCATTGCGCGTTCGCCCCGAAGATCACACACGCCGGGGAGGTTACCGTGAACCCGGACGCCCCGAGCCCCGATCGGACGATGAGGCGCACACCCGGGGTGCTGTTCAGTGCTGTCGCGGAGTACACGGGCAGGTTCGTTGCAGCCGTGGAGCTGATGTTCCAGTTGACGGCGTTGTGGGCGGCCGGGGAGTTGTCCGTCCACGCCGACATCGACGCACCCTCGGAGACACCGCTGTTGGTCGGTGAGAACCACGCGAACAGCCCAGCGAGGACGAGCGGTGAGAACGACAGCGGGTCGGTGCTGATCGCGAAGTAGAAGTCCGTCCCGGCGAGCATGTTCGTGGGCCGGCCGATCTTCGAACACCAGATCACCGGGCCCGGCCACACCCCACCTGCAGCGGTCAGGGGCCGGGCGGTGTTGATGCTGTCGCCGTTGTTTAGGACAACGTACTTGCCGGACCCGAACGGGGAGAACCCGTTGAACGTCGCAACGACGGTGTCGTTGATCGCGGAGTAGGTGGCCGCTTCCGGGTTCCGTGCGTTCGCCGCGACTGCAGCGTCCGTGGTCGCCCCGGTAACCCCGTCGAGACCCTTGGGGCCGGGATCGCCGTCGTCGCCCTTGGGGCCTTTGAGGTTCGCGATGACTGTCGTGTAGGCCACGTCAACTCCAAGCTGTCAGGTTGCCGGTGGACGGCTGGTACCAGTAGATGTAGGCCGCAGTGGGCATCTCCTCGGAGACGATCACATATGAGCCGGGGTTCGACGTTTGGATCAGCGTCGCGAGTGTGCCGCCGTTGATGGGGATGCGCAGTTGTCCGGGGAACCAGTCCTGATCGGCGACCTGCCCCACGTTGTCGATCCAGTCGACGCGCACCCGGATACCCACGTCCGGGGTCAGCCCTTCTGTGATGGGGACGGTGACGGTGAAGTTCCCTGACGAGTCCGGTGTCACAGGGGTGATGTACGGGAACAGGATCTGGTTCCCCGACGACGTAATCCCGGTGGGGATGAAGTGAAGCACCGGGTGCAGGTCGGGACGGGGGGTGACAGCGAAGTCACTGAGGTTCCCTGGGATCGTTACGGTTGTGGCGGCCACGCTTCACACTCCTTCCGGTTTGGGGTGGATCAGTCGCCGAGCTGCTGCTTGATCGCGTGTCGGGCAGACTCCGCGACACTCTCGGCACTCACACCGGCGGGCGGGTAGATCGTCTGATTCAGGGTCGTCGTGTTCGTGGGTGCTACGTTCGAGGTGTTCGCGAGGGCGAGGCCACCGATCGGGACACCGCAGTATGCGAGGACGTTCAGCGTGACTGTGAGCCAGAGCGGCTGACCGCCGAGACCGGGTGTTGCGAATGCGACCTGCGCGCCGCCAGCGAGCACCAGGGCGATGACGTAGGTGCCATAGATGGTCTTCCGTGCGAGCGCGTTCGTGACGATGGTGCCGAGGTTGCCGGGGTTCGTGGTGGTCATGAGTTGCTCTCTTCTCGTTCGTTTTCGGTCAGGTCAAGAGCGCGTTTCTCGGCCTCGGTGAGGTTGTGTGTGCCGCCAGCGCGGACACGTTCGATGTAGGCGAGGAACACGCTGCGCAGGGTGACGCGGGCGCTTCGTTCCTTGTTGAGCTCGATGCTGAGCGCGTCAACCTTGGTGCTGAGGTCATCCATGCGCTTCCAGATCTCTGCGACGGTCGGCATCTTGGTTGAGCTGTCACCGCTTCGACCGCGCGCGAGCATGAACACTCCTGCGACGACGCCGCCGCCCATGATGCCGATGAGGGGCAGGTAGGGCGTGATGTCGAACCCGATCACTTACGCACCTTCAACCGCGGCATCAGGTCGAACCACCGGCCTGTGGGGAGGAACAACACGAGGGTGATGATGATCGCGAGTGCCTGCTTTTCACGTGCACCATACGCAGCGGCGTAGGCGATCGCGTAGACGTACGCTCCGAGGCACGGGAGCATCACCAGCAGGCTCAGCCACTCCAATCGCTCGTTGTCCCGCAGGCACCCGTACAGGCAGCCGAGAGACGCGATGACAATGAATACAGCCCAGATGGGCCGGTAGCCGTCAGGGGTCGACAGGTCGAGGCTCGGTGCGCCGCGGATCGCTGCCACGACGCCGAACAGGGCGAAGAAGAGATACTTCCCGAGGTAGACCCACCGGGAGGTCATGATCGGTGTTCTCAGATCAAAACGACGCTTTGCCACTTTGGCCCCTTCCGAGGTCGGACGAGAGGTTGGTTACGGCTCCTGGTAGAACGAGTTGAACGAAGCCCAACCGTTCTCGTCGAGGAACACGACCTTGTCGAAGGTGGGCAGCACAGGTGCGTCGCCACCTTTCGCATTGATGGTGTCGCAGATCGTCTTGAAGGTGCCGTACTCGTCGGCGCTTCGGAAGATCCGCCGTCCACGCTTCCCGAGACGGGCAGGTTCGGCGATGCCGTCCTCTACGAAGTCCGAGCCGAAGATCGCGATCCCACCGTCAGCGGTTCGGCCGGCGATCGTCGCGGAAGGCTTCAGCTTCTGCACCGTGTCTGCTGCGGCATCGTCGACCGCGGTCTTGATGTCAGCTACGTCCTGTGCGCTCATTTCGTCTTCCTTCGGGTCGGTTTCTGCGGCCATGTCGATGGCTTCCTGCAGGGTGGGGATTGTGACGGTGGGGTTGCCGATGTTGGCGTAGTGCCATGTCTCGGAGTTGATGTTGCGGATGAGGCCGTACTTGCGGAAAACGCGGTCTCGGGCCGCCATGTCGTTGGTGTTGCAGTCGATCGCGCCGACGATCCAGTCGCCGTGCGCCGACGTTCCTACGGTCGCTGCGGAGGGCGTGCCGTAGCGACCCCCAGTGGCGACGTAGAGCGCCGCCTGACCGGACTGGTAGTTCTGGTTCGCCGTGCCATCAGACGTGTTCTCGCCAGCCGCGTTGTTCGAGCTGCGGTCCTGAAAACCGATCTGGTAGTCGGAGAGTGTGCCTCGCCACCGGTATCCCTGATTGACGGTGAGATTGACGCCCTCCGCTTCGAGCTCTAGGACTGCGGGGACGACGCGGCAGAACATGTCGGGGGCGAACCACGAGCCGCGGAACTCGTATAGTGCCGATTCGGGGGCCAAGCCATTGGCGTATCCCATGAGTGCTCCTTACTTGTAGACGCGGCCGTCAGAGCCGAGATAGAGCGGCGTGATCGTCACTCCCGTAGGTGCTGTGGTCAGGTTTCGCAGGTAGACCCCGCCTGTCGTAAAGAGGTCTTGCACGGAGGCGTAGCCGGATACCGTAAGTCCGTTGTTGCCGACAACAATGTAGGTGGTGCCGTCTGGTGCGAGCAGGGTCAACGCCGCCGATGTGCCGACGATCCGACCGCCCGGGTTGAAGTCGATACGACCGCCGCCAGCGGCGAACGGAGACATGGTTATGCCAGCGCCGACCCGCAGGATGCCGGGGGCAACAATGTTGATGTCGCCCTTCTGAGTCGTCGTGCCGACGTTCTCGATGTTGCCGGTGTGCTGTTCGTCGCCTGTCTGCTTGAAGTGGCCGGTGCCTTCGTAGTCGCCCTGCTGGGTCGTCTTCCCGATGTTCGTGATGTCGCCGGTGTGCGACTCTGTGCCGACGTGGGTTTCGTCGCCCGAGAAGTCAGCGGGTCCCTCTACCGTCAGGACGCCGGTGATGTTGATCGTCGTCGTCAGGTTCACGGTGCCATCCGCGTTCAGCGTGCCCTGCACATTCAGGGTGCCGAAGACATCCTCGGAACCGTTCACGATCAGCGACGACTCGCCATTGAAACGGGTCTGGCCGCCTGACACGGAACTGTTACGGAGCGGGGTAGCGACACCCTGTTCCTGGGGGGCGGACACGATCTTGTCGAGCTCGCCCTGATCGGTGCGTTCGATTCTCATTCGGACCCAATCGGTTGCAGAACAGGAGTTACCCAGCGCGTCTCATCACCGGACCAACCGATGACCCGGAGTGTGTGCCAGCCGGTCTCGATGATCGGGCTGCCCTCGAACCACAGCTTGTGTAGCGTCCCGAGAGGCTGGTATTGGATCGAGTCAAGTTGCAGCCGGTACGACCACTGCTCGACGGGAGAGGAATACGTCTTCAGGTCCGCATCAGCATGCGACTGCAGAACCGTCTCGTCGCCGATCTTCTTGTACTGGACGAACTTCTCAAGCGCCGGCGCGAACGATTCGTTCTTCGCCGTCTTCACTTTCATGTCAGCTTCGGAGCCCTCGCCGACCGCGTAAATGTAGGTCGCCTGGTTCTTCCCATCCACCGTGCGTTTCACGTCAACAAGCCCGTGGTTCGAGGTTGCAAGGTTGAACTCGAGCAGCGCGCCCGTCAGTTGCGGGTTCGCTGTGGTTCCGGATCGGACCCGGTATTCGAGCTTGTGTGTAGTCCCCCATTGCGGGAGGAAGTCGATGTCAGGTCCACCATCGCGGTTCTGCACCTCAGTGATCGCCGAACCCACAACCGTGGACTGGTAGTCGAAGTACGTCTCGCTCTCCGTACCACCGCCAGTCGTCGTGCCCTTGGCAATAGGGATGATCGGCACGCGAAAGCTCGGATTGGCGAGGGCAGGTGCTTCCGTCCCCGCCCACAAAACCCACGCCGCCAAACGATCGGCCGTGATATTGACGAGCTCGAGCTTGTTGTCAGGCGTGCCGCCCGAGTACCCATTCGTGCCGAACGTCGAACGCCGATCCAGAAGAACCCGGATGTCCTGATGCTTCAGGCTGATCGTGTTCGACCCGATGTCGTCATCCCGCGAAATGCACAACCCCGCGTAAATTACGACGCCTTCTTCGCACACAACAAAAGTGCGAGACCATGGCGTAAGCAGGTCATTCCAGTTCAGGTTCGGGCCGACAGCAGAAACGCGGAAGTCCGCATTCCCGCCGCCAGCACCATTCAGAACCCGGTTCCACGAATACTTGAACGGGGTCACCTGCGCCAGCACAGTCCCAGTCACCGTCTCGACAATGAAGCAGGTCTGCACGGTGCCCCCTAAATGTATGTGTCGGCTACCGTCACAGTCATGACCCCAGTGCCGCCCGAAGGCGCGAGGGTCTGCGAAATCGTCTGCCCCGGTGGGACAGCCCAGATACCCGCCTGCTCGACAACCCCGTAGACCGGGAAGCCGTCAACAATCAGCAGCCCCGAGTCCATGAAGATCTGATGCGGATGACCAGCCGTGACAGACTTATTCACCTGATACGTCTTCCCGCCCGATGACACCGAGTACGACGGCATCGAACCAGTGATCGTCAGGACCGGGTACGCGGCAAAGTTCCCGTACTGCCACGCCGACACAACCAGCGGGGTAGCAGGGTCAGCCGTGAACGTGTGCGACTCGCCATACTTCCGCGGGTCAGCAGCCCAGAACTGGATCTGGTAAGAAGCCTGAACGCCCCACAGAGTCACCTGGAACTGCGTTTTTGACGCAAGCCGAACCGAAGCGCTCGTCGTCAGGCCCGCCTGATCAACAACCAGATGGGCCGGCTCGGGGCCTGCCAGTAAACCACTCAGTCTTTGCTGGTAGTAGAACAGCTTTTCGGGTGAATCCGCGAAGCACAGCCCGGAAATTGAAATGACCCGGGAGGAGAAGTAACCCACCGCATCGAACGATCCTGCGGCAAGAGGCTTCTGAGCTTCGTCGCGACGGATGTCAGGCGTTGAATCCCAACCTGTGAAACCATCCTCGCTGACATAGAAACCGTCAGTACCGGCGCCACCGTCGAACACCAATCCGTTGATACGCGCGATCATTTCGCCATCGCCAATCGCCAATTGAGGTCGTTCGCTACGGTCTGACCGATGACACGCTCATCGGTCCCCGCTGAGGGATGAACATCCACCTGAACCTGAGCGCCAGCTACTACCGGCGCGATCGTCGGAGAAGCCGTGACAGCCCCGCCAGTCGCATAGTGCGGGGCCGATGCAAGAGACTGACGGAACCCGTACACGGCCGCCTGACCGCCCATACGAGACACATCCGTCGCGGTCAGCACGTGTTCACCAGGTGCGAGCATGGCAACCACGGAGTCCTTCCCGATCGGACCGGGACCGGTGACCTGACCGCCGTCCGCATACGCGGCGCCAACCTCACCGCGAGGAGCGCCCGTCTGTTTGATCACCTGATTGATGACCGTCTCGCGGTAACCCGGAATGGTCGCGATAGCGTTGGCGACAGCCATCGCTTGCTGAATCGCCTCAGATGAACCAGTGACCGCGACAGAAGTGGCGATGCTCCCGGGGATCAGGCCGAGCTTGTCGGCGTAATCCTGCGCGGCCTGACCGTTGATACCGAACTGGTCGAGGGCAGCGATGAGCTGATCCCGGCCGTTCTGAATCGCAGCAGCAGCGTCCTCCTGTGAGCCGGTCTGAGAGAGAGTCGCCGACGACAGTGCAAGTGTCGACTTCGCAATGTCGTCCAGCCCGGCCTGGTTCGCTCGGCCCTGCTCGGTGCCGATGTCGAGAGTCGCACCATTCGTGGCAAGAGTTTTCTGCAGGTCATCGAGAGATGCCTCGAAATCGCGGGTCGCCCCGTTCACGTCGAGCTGCGTCTTGCCGAAACCCTCAATCGTAGATTTCAGCGACTCGATGTCGCCCTTAGCGTCAGAAGCCGAGATCGCGACACCATCGATCGCACCCGAGATGTTCTCCGTCGCGCTTGCGGCCTTGTCTGCGACCGCCGCCTGATCGATGAAAGCCTGACCCGAATCCTCCACCGATGTCCGCAGTTTAGAAATGTTCTGACCAGCGTTATACGCGCCGAGTGAAGTGCCATCGAAGATGCCCTGGAATGTGTTGGTGTCGACGATCTTCTTTTGCACCGAGTCGTACGCGTCACCACCCTTCAGGATGGCATCTGTGAGCTCCGTCTGCCCAACACCGGCCTTCTTCGCGGCCTCGAACGAGCCGTCCTCCGAAAGCTTGCGTGCGATCGCAGCGCGAGTGTAGTTCGTGGTCGCGCCTGTGGCCTTGTCGAGAGTGTCAACAAGCTCAGCCGTCGTCGCCTTTATCTCTGCCTGCTGTGCGACATAGCTACCAACGACGACGGTAGCGATAGCAAGACCAGCGCTCAGGACGCCGACGCCGAGAGCGGCAGCTTTCGCGCCACCACTTACCCCGTTCATCGCAGCCCGAAAGGCAACGATCTTCGGAACAGCCAGCAGCGCGCCGCCACCGACCAGACCAATGGCCCCGACAAGAACTGTCAAGGCAAGTCCCACATTCAGAAGCTCGGGCGGCGCACTACCGAACGAGTCCACGAGGAACGTTGCTGACTGGGTGAGATCACGGAGCGTGCCGTTAGCGCCAGAACCGGACTGGATGAGGGCTGTATCGAACGAGCCGCCCAGCTTCTCCACGTCACCGCGGAGGTTGTCGAGCTTAATGCGTGCCGTCTCGGCCGCGTACCCCTGGTCGTTGGTCTGGTCGATGTACTTTTGGATTCCCGCAGCTCCGAGATCCAGCAGCACGTTCGACGCCCGCACTGCATCGGAACCGAAGATGATCTTCGACGTCGCCGCCTGCTGCTCGGGAGACAGATCCTTGAGCGCGTTCTTGTAATTTCCGGCGAACTGGGAAATGCCGATGAACTTGCCAGATGCGTCGAACGCGCTGATGCCCAGTCGGTCCATCTCCGTCTTCGCCTGAACAGAAGAAGGCACAAGGGACTGCAGCATTGTCTTAAATGAGGTTCCGGCGTCCGAACCAATGAGGCCCTGATCTGCGAACGCGGCGAGCGTGCCAGTGGTCTCCTCAATCGACAGACCCATGCCCTTAGCAACCAGACCTGACTGACCGAGAGCCGCAGCAAGATCCGAAACGTCACCAACAGCCTTGCCCGCGCCAGCGGCCAGAAGGTCGGCGACATGAGGCACATCGGAGCCCTGCAGATTGAACTGCTTCACGGCGACGGCCGCGATATTAGCCGCGTCTGCCACCTCGAGACCGCCAGCGGACGCCAGCGACAGCGCACCGTTCAGGCCGCCACCGAGGATCTGCTGCGTGGTCAGACCAGCCTTAGCCAGCTCCTCGATTGCGTTCGCCGACTCTGTTGCCGAGAAAACGGTTGCCCCACCTGCGTCGATCGCAGCCTGACGTAGCAGATCCATGTCCGCAGCCGTCGCGTGAGTTGCGGCCTGAACTGACGAGATAGCCTGATCGAACTCCGCGTACTTCGCAACCGCCAGAGCAACACCGGCAGCCGCGAGACCACCGACCGCGAACAGGGACTTGCCGAGAGTTTCGATACCCTCACGACGCTGAGAAAGACGTTCAGCTTCAGTTCCGGTGGCACGGGTCGCCTCAGCGGCCTGGTTCATGCCTGAGATGTAGGAAGAAACGTTGGCGACGAGACTTACTCGGGTGGTACGGTCCGTCACGGTGTACCGCCCTCTGTGTAGTTACTCGTCCTCGACGCGCCTCGCGTGCCAGAGATCGCCAGCTCTATCCGCGTCCGGGTACTTCTTGTGGAAGGCCTCGCGCGCGTGGTCAATCGACTGCGCAGCGAAGTCCTTCTTCGGTGCCTTGTTCGCCTCGTAATGCCACCCGCCGGGACGGTTCGGATCAGACCGCGGATCGGTCGCCTCAGACATCGGCTGACCGTGCGTGCCAATGTCGGCGAGGATGCGCTGGTAGGCGAGCATCAAATTCAGAGACGCCGTGTCCCACTCCGGTTCACGCTCCGAAACCTCACCGAAGCGCACACCATCGACGTACTCGTAAGAGGTGAACTGGCGTGGCTCCCAACCTTGCAAACGGCGCGGGGAGACGCCTAGCGTGGTGGCGAGCCTCAGGACTTCCCAGAGGCCGCCAGTGCTTTTTTTACCTGCTCCACAGCCTTCGCAACTGCGACGTGTGACCGGTACTCATTTAGGTTGTAGATCGTGTCGCCGATTTTTCCGACGAAATGACCCGTCAGCGCCTTGAAGAGGTCCGCCCACTCGTCCACGAGCTTGGCGTTTGGCTTCGCGGGATCGGCCACGTCGACGCGCAGCTTCCGCTCCTTGCCATCGACCACCAGCGTTCCGCACTTCGGCGCAACATACTTCGTCAAGGTGCGAAGGTTGTATCCGTACTCGCTGTCGTAAGCCACGCCGATGCGTGCCGGGTGGCGGTCGACGGCATCTGTCCAATCCACCCCATCCATCTGCCGGAATCGCAGCGTGTGGAGGTGCCCATTGAGCATCACCTCAACATCCAGATAAGGGATCGCAGCAGATTTCGCCGCACGGAGGTCTTCAGAAAAACTCATTGCATCACCGTTCTAGTCACCGTTTTCCACCGTTGGGAAAACCTGCCGGGGCGACGGTGGGGCACCCCGGCAGGGGCTTAGTTACGCGACGATGGTTCCGCCGCGAACAGTCGGTGCGGTGATGTACGCCGTCTGCGAGATCGTGTCCAGACCGTTCTCGGTCGGCGCGTCGGGACGCTGGGCGCCGAGGATGTACGTGATGACATCCGCCGTTTGTCCGACCGCATAGGTGGTCTCGTTCGGTACGCCACGACGGACATTGAACTGGCCCGTTGATCCCTCAGTGAGTGTCTGTGCGGCCGAATTCGCGTCAGTCGATGCCACGTACTTGAGCTCGAGCGTCTCCGTGGTCTTACCGGGCCGGGAGAGGTCCTGCTTCAGAGTCAGCCGCTTATCCGGGACGGTTGCCTGAGCGGTCGCCCAGTTGAAGCCGTCCGGCGTGAATGAGTACGTCTCGGCCTTCGCCGTTCCACCGTTCAGGATCGCGACCGAAAGCGCGTTCGCGCCGAGCGGGACGGAAGTGATGCGCCAGCGACCATCGGACTGGCTGGAAGCGGGGGCTGTTTCGAGTGCCATATGATTCTCCTTTTGTTGACCGGCGCGGAGAATCCCCGCAGGCCGTGAACCCGCACCATGCGGGCGGCTTAAATGCAGAAATCCCCGCACGGTGGCGAGGCTCCTGAAGTGGTTGGGTTAGAGCAGTTCGCTCGAGAAGCCGCATTCGGCTACGACATAAAAGAGAGGCGGCGAGGAGTCGTCGTCGCGCTGCACCGGCTGGGGATTCGAGAACCAGAATCGGCCCGGATTCTCGCCCGCTACTGTCGGGGTTATCGCGCGACCGCCAGGCACCAGCACAGACTTGATCTGCTCATTCACCCATTCGGCCTGATCCGCGGTAGACCCAACAGCGTGGATCGTCCAGCGCGGCTTCTGCATCGTCGCAGGACCGGTGAATCGGGTCGCCTCATCAGTGCCCGCCTGCGCGTAGAAGACCGCGTACGGGCCAGCCTGCGGCTTCCCGTCCACTAATGGGGCGAGACCCGGATAGAAGTTCGTCACCTTCGACGTCGACACCAGGGCGACCAGTGCTGCGGTGTGCTTACGGCTCATGAGTTCAATGCCCTTCGCAGCGCACGCTCACCAGCTATACCCATGCCCCGCTCGAAGTCAGCGGTAGTCGCCGCAAGGGCGCGCTGCCCGTCAAGAGCAGGCGGGACAGTCAGTGACCCGTACTCTCGAGCCCACGCGTAACCGCGGAGACGGTCGGTGCCGTTCACTGTTTCAATGACCGCTTCTACGCTCTGATCGTCGGCGGTCACGGTGTACTCGATCGTGCTCGCTGAAGCAGGCACCGCAGACTCTTCGAGGTTCTTACCCCACGCCTTCTTCACTGCGAACGCAGAACCGGTCGCAGCACGCTTCGCACCAGACGGGATTTCGTTCTGCACGTTGGAAAACTGCACTGCGAGCCTGGTTAGGTCAGCAAAGTCGAACTCGATACCATCCGGCATCAGGAGACCACCTCTACCTGGAACCGGCGAGCCGTGACATACGACCCGGCGAACGGGCTGGTGATGCGACACTTCGTGCCCACCAGGGCCGGGTCATGCCGCGAATACGTGATAACTGCCACCATGTTTTTCTTGACCTCAGTTGAGGTAGCGACCGGCAGTTTCAGAATCCCGTTCTGGTCGGTGAGGATCTGGCCGGCAGCATCCACGTCCGAACCCAAGCGGTGAGGGGCCATGTACTCGCACGGTCCCGAATAGATCGGAGCGAACGTCGAAACGTATCCGCCTGTTTCCTCATCTAGGACAGTGCTCGGCGCATCGAAACCAATGTCGCACGTATCCGGCATCAGGGACTGGGCAAGCTTTCGCCCCATGCCAAGCGTGCCGTCAGCGATACTCATCGCGACCCGGTAACCCACACGCCAGTGCCGTACTGGGAGCGGATCAGTTCGATGTTTCGGTCAGACAGTGTGATGCCGGTTGAATCACCAGCATCAGCGAACGATGCTTTGAAGTCATCGAGGGCGACGGATGATAGCCCGCCAACCGTGAGCCCCAGGTTGAGCTCCAGAGAGATGAGTGTCTGGGAGACGAGGACCATCGTCCACCGCTTGAGCCCCTCAGGGGCCTCCGCGTATCCGTAGGTGAACGTGATGTCCACCGGCAGAGGGCTCGCAATCAGAACACGGCCGTCGCGGTACACATAGTCGACATCACTGCCATCACGGCTCACCGAAACAACCGCCTGGACTGGTTGCTGCGGCAACACGATCCCCTCCGGCTCAGGCCACACAGTAAATGTGACTGTCGCCTGAGGAAAAACCTGCGCGCCGATGATGTCTTCACGCAGGTAGGTGGACGCATCCTCGAGCAGGGAAGTTACCCACTCCGTCTCGTCAGACGAGAAAGTCCGCTTGAGACGGGTACCTAGCTCTACTGCTGTAGCGAATGCGTCCACCATGACTCCTACTTCTTCGAAGCGGTCTGTTTCTTCTGCGGCGGATCGACCGGAACCCATCCGAGAGCAATGATCGCGTGCACCCCGTTATCGGGAATGTCGAGCACTTCCCCCGAAGGGGACTTGTACGCCGTCACGTTTACGCAGACGGGGTGAGGACGGCGAACGGGTACTTGCTGCCCGAACCCTCGGTTGTCACGGGCGTAGCAACTGCGAAGCCGGCACGGAACTTGAATCGCAGGGCCACCATGTCGCGCTCGGCAAGGTTGATGCCGCCGACAGTCGCCTCAGTGAGGATCTTCACCTGAACGTCCTGCCGGATTCCGAGGATAGCCTTGGACGAATCCCCGACAAGGAGCTCGGCGACGGCCGGGTTCCATGAACCGTTCCGCACATAGTCGAGCGGCTGCCCGTAGATGCTGCCCAGCGAGTTGTCCGAACGGATCGAGTCGAGGTAGATCGGCTCGTTCTGCTTGTCACGCAGACCGCGAAGCTTCGACCGCATGAACCGTCCCGTGTACGCGTGGTTCACGTCGAACCCATCATCTTCGACCTTTGCGAAGACCTGATTGATGTCCTCAGCGAAGTCGACGGTCGACGTACCACGAACGACAGTGTTGCCGGCCGCAATCGCGCCGGGCACCAAGGCTGCGTCGGTCCACGTCGCCGGCTTGTTGACGCCGAAGAACACAGCCGCGTCGAGAACTCGACCGAGTTCCTGAGAGACCAGAGGCTGGACCTCGCCCCAGATGTCGAACGTCGAGTCATCGATCACATTCTCGTGAACGGGGATGATGACTGCGATCTCCTCCGCGATCAGGTCCTTATTTGCCCACAGAACCTCGGAGGTCGGCTTCACGCCAGCCGCGAGGGTCGCTGACTCGCCGACGAAACCGGCGGTTGGCAGAGCCGACAGGACGGGCATGCGTGCGGCGCCCGATACCATGCGGATGGTGCGGAACGAGGAAAGCGCAGCAGAGGTGTACTCCGCCTCCTTGACGATGGTGCCGATGTTCTGGACTGCGAGCAGCGCCAGCGCATCGGAGCGACTGATGTCAGCCATGATGAACTCTTTTCACTAGGATTTTTGGAACGCCGCTCGGATGAGGTCGTTCGGGTCGTACTTGACCGGTGCGGCCTGCTTGCCCTTCGCGCCCTGATCTGCGTCGCCGACGAACTTGCGTTGTGCGGCAGCAGCGAGGTGCGGTTTCTGGGTGAGCAGGTCGATTACGGCCTTGTTCAGCGCTTCGACATCCACTTCGCCGTCATCGCCTACCTCAAATGAGGTGGCGTCGATGAACACGGCAGCATCTGCCGGGTCGGCAAGCTTCCCTGCGGCGACCGCCTTGAGTTCCGCTTTGACAATGCGTGCGTTAGCGGAAGCTGTTGCCTCAGCACGCGCCTCAGCGCGGGCGTTATCGAGGGCTACTTCCTCAGCAGGCTTGTCGCGTGCGGCGAGCTCGCGCCGGAGTTGCGCAATTTCCTTCTCGGCTGTTTTTCGCGCTGCGCGCTCAGAGTCGAGAGCTTTCTTGGCTCCGGCATTCGGGTCAACTTCGGTGGTGGTGTCTTCGGACTGTGCTTCGTTCGACTCCGACGTCACATCGGTTTCGGCTTCTGGCATGAGAAAATCACTTCCTCTGGGGGATGGATGCCGAGTCGCTCGGCCTGATCCCGCAAAGGAGCGGGAAGTTTTGGGCAACAAAAAAGCCCCACCTAAGCAGGGCACTTTTTGTTGAAGTCAGATGCCTAGAAGTTGCGCCAGACGGCGAACCGAACTGGCTGAGGTGGCGAGCTTCGCAACCTCATTTGCATATGCCTGCTCAATATGTGCGAGCTGCATAGGGGTGATCGGCTTCGGCGCCACGTACTTGTCAGCCGACGACAGCCCGACCGTGCGTGGGTAAACACCGGTCCGGGCGACATCGAGCTTGTACTTCGCGTCATACAGTCGACGCTCCGCAGCCGTCATCGTGTAACGGTTCAGTGGGTCGCGGACACCGGTCTCGCGGGCCTGTTTTACGGCGTCCGATGCGGCGCGAGCCTTGCCACCTTTGCCTAGGGCACCGAAGCCCTCGATGCGACCAACGATGTTGCCACCGGCGACCTGCGGACCCGTGATGTACCCCTCATGCTCAAGCATCTTGATCGCATTCGTGCGCGTGCCAGCAGTGCGGAAGATGTCATCCACGGTCATCCGAGAGGGGGTTCCGTAGCGCAGGTGCCCCTTAGATGTCGCAAGTCCACGCTGCTGAATGTTGCCGACCCGGTAAATGTCGGCACCCTCACGGATAGCACGTGCCTCAGACCGCCCGAACGTTTTCTCTTGCGCCTCCGGGGAGAGCGAGTGAAAGTACTTGTACGGGTCGGTCGTCAGGTCGCCGGCCATGTTCTCGTTGGTCGGAATGTGGCGGCAGTCACATCGCGGGTGGCGAAGGAAACCGCTGTTCCAACGGAAGAACTTTCCCGCCAGGATCGCGCACCGTGAGCACGAGGGCGGGTTCAGCATCCGCGTGTACCCCTGCAAGGTGGGCCGTTGGGCTATGCCCGCCGCAACAACACTCCGCCCAGTGTCTGACATGACCGTCAGCAGAGTTCCGGTGAGCCACCGTTCAGCCTGCTGCAAAGCCAGCGGCGCAGACAGGCCAGAGCCCACCGCAGACTTGGCCTTCACCACAGACTCTCCGAGTAACGAACCCATCGACCGACCGTCAGGCGCGGAAGATAGGAAGCCAGCAGGGCTCAGAACCCCGACAGGTGCCGCATCAACGTTCGTTTCTTGCAGAACATCGGCCGTGTACCCGATCGATGAGGCGACTGCAGCAGCACGCCCCGTTTGCACCCAGTTGAGTAGTGGGGTAACGACATCAGCCCATGAAGAATCGAAGTCCGGCCCCATACGGCGCCAGAACTTCTTCGCACCCGCGGCCGTCGCCACAGCGATGCGCTGCTGCGTCTCGTAGTAGCTAGTTGCCGACTGGGGAAGCATTCAGAACGCCTCCCGGCTGGCCCTGTGCGGGGCGTAGAGCGGCTTGCAACTGCGGGTCGGTGTTCTGCTCGTCCACCATCGCCAGTACCCGCTCCACCTCTGTTGGCGACAGGCCGTACAGTTCCATCAGGTACTCGAGCGGGAACCCCATCGTCTTCATCTTCAGCAACGCATCCGCGAGCTGAGCCTCGGAACGAATCTCCGGGTTCATCCAGTCCATGTGCGCAAGCCGGCACATCTTCGCCAACTCCTTGTCGCCCTTCGCTAACGCGACAAGGCGATACATCTCACGCAGCGCCGGATCGGTGAACGTCTGAAACTCAAGAACTTTCTTGTTCAGACCAATCTCAGACGCCTTGAGACCATCCGCGTTGACGTTCGACATGCCCGACTTCGCAACAAGGTACGTCGGCGGGGTGCGGGTCTGGGAGCCGATGTGCGCCACCGCCACATCGATGGTGTCCGTGAACACGTCGAGGCGCGCCGCATCCCACTGGCCAACCTTGGCGTCACCCGTAAGAAACAGGAGCCTCTTCTCCGACAAATCATCGATCTGGACCGGTTTCTCGCCGATCTTCTTCCCAGTACTGTCCAGAACAGGGATCTTCGGCGGCGCCTGGTTCATCACGACACGGGCCGGCATGGAGGCATAGTCGGCCGCGAGGAACAGGTACGCCCACAGCAGGTTGATAGCGTCCTGCATAGGCATCACGCCCTGGATTTCCGACACAGGGTCGCCGAGGAGAGTAGGCCGGTTCTGGATTTCCACGACCGGAACTTCGCCGATCGGGTTAGGCAGAGGCCACACCTCATTCCCGACCGCGCGGGGAGTCCAAGCGCCTCCGCCGAGACCCTTCTGGCGGGCCTGCTCAGCCTGGGAGAAGAACTTGTCGGCAGAAGAGGCACGTGACCGCTCGAACTTCCACACGTAGTCTGCGGTGTACAGGGTGCCGTACTCTTTCGTGTCATCGACCCACGTCTTCAACGCGGCGACACGAAGCCTCGGGTTAGCCCAGTCGTACTCGATCTCCACATTCATGGGATGTTCCCATGTGATGAGAGGCTCGTCCGTCTTCGTGTCGCCCCACACGATCACGTAGGAACGGCCCGTGGTGAGTGTGGTGACGAAACCCTGAGAAGACTGCATGTCCATCTCGTTGATCAGCCACTGCTCGTGCAGGACCATTGCCGCCTCGGGACTGTCAGCGATCTTCACGCCCGTGTGGCGAATACGCTCCGACTCAGCATTCACAACTGCGCCACACCAGTTGTCCGAGAAACCCGAATACCGTTGCGCGTTCTTCCGCTTCCACTCCGCCGTAGCAAACGTCAGAGGCTGCTTGCCCCCCAAATAGTCTTCCTGCTTGCTCATCGCAGCGCGACGAAACGAAATGCGGCCGTAACACGCATCAACCAGACGCAGCGCCTCATCGAGTGCAGGGTTCTCGCTCAATGCGGCCTCCTAGTAGTACACGTATTCGTCTTCGTCGGCCGTATAGCCAGCAGCGATAACATCGCCGGCAGCCTCATGGGCCAGCACTGACGACATGGCAAGGTCGATCTTCTGTGTCTCGGACGCCTTGAAAATGAGGTACTTCTGTCCGGACCGGGCAACTTCGACAGCGTTACGGATGTGCGTGCCGACCGTCTCGTCACCGTCATGAGTGAACTGCGACTCGGGCAGCATCACATCGGTTTTCATCCGCTCGAGAGCAGCGTGCATCTGGGTCGGCCGGTATGTCTCCCAGCGAAAGACCCGCTTCGGGTACTTCGCCTCGAGCCCATCAATCTCCGACTGCCAGAACGGCGGGTCGCAGTAAGCACGCACCACGTCGAACTGTTCGAAAATCTCGTCAAACGCTGCCAGGATCTCCAACCGCGGAACTCGGCCGTTGTGCTGGCGCGGGTCCCAGATGGTCGGTCGGCCATCATGGTAAGTCGGGGTGAATTGGTAGCCGTCGAGCGTTTCGGCTCTAATACCAGGGTTACGTCCCTGCGAGTGGTGTGGTTTCTGGCTACTAAGCGTTGCTTCGTCAACGTAAGGAGCCACCGTGGGATGGTCAGTGAGTACCGACTAAAGCAACTCACGAAGGACACCACACGATGGCTCTAGACCAGTCTGCCCTGCTCGACCTGCTAGGAGAACTCAAACTCACCGACGTCACCGACCGAATCCGCGTCGCAACAGAGACCCTGTATCAAGAATTGATCGATGCCGAAGCGACCTCGTTCATCGGTGCCGCCCCGTTCGAACGCACCGGCGACCGCACCACCCACCGCAACGGCACCCGGCCCAGGACACTGTCCACGACGGCTGGGGACCTGGATTTGAAGATCCCGAAGCTGCGTGCCGGGTCGTTCTTCCCGGCGCTTCTTGAGCGTCGCCGCCGGGTCGATCAGGCGTTGTTCGCGGTCGTGATGGAGGCCTACGTCCACGGCGTCTCGACCCGCAAAGTCGACGATCTCGTCAAAGCGCTCGGCGCGGATACGGGGATCTCGAAGTCGGAAGTTTCTCGGATCTGCGCTGGCCTGGACGCGGAGGTCGCCGAGTTCCGCGACCGGACCCTCGCCGCACAGGACTTCCCCTACGTGTTCCTTGACGCGACCTACTGCAAGGCCAGGGTCGGTCACCGGATCGTGTCCCAAGCGATCGTCGTCGCGGTCGGTGTGGCCGCTGACGGCCGCCGGGAAGTGCTCGGCTTCGACGTTGGCGACAGCGAAAACGAAGGCTTCTGGACGTCGTTTCTGCGGTCGCTGAAGACCCGGGGCCTCGACGGGGTCAAGCTGGTCATGTCTGACGCGCACACTGGCCTGAAGAAGGCCATCGGGACAGTGTTCCAGGGCGCCGGGTGGCAGCGGTGCCGGGTGCATTTCATGCGTAACGTCCTCGCCGTGATCCCGAAAGGCTCCCAGGACATGGTCGCGTCGATCATCCGCACGATCTTTGCCCAGCCCGACCGTCAGCACATCGAGAAGCAGTTCCGCGAGGTCACCACGATGCTCACCCGATCCCACCCGAAAGTCGCCGCGATGCTCATCGACGCCCAACCCGACCTGCTCGCGTTCGCCGCGTTCCCCAGGCGGCACTGGCGCCAAATCTGGTCCACGAACCCGCTGGAACGGGTGAATAAGGAGATCAAACGACGCACCGACGTCGTCGGCGTGTTCCCCAACACGGCCGCCCTGCTGCGCCTGGCCGGGGCGGTCCTGATCGAGCAGCACGACGAGTGGGAAGCCGGCGAACGACGCTACTTCTCCGAAGCATCCATGCTCGAGCTGGCCACCATGAACAACCCCATCCAACCCCCCAACGAGGCGGTGATCCTCCCCGAACTCGCCGCCGCCTAAACTAGAACAACTGACCCGCACGGTGTTGAGAAACTCCACCACTCAGCGGGACGTGACCAATACCAGTCCAGTCATCAACATCAGACCCGTCGAAACCGAGCACAATCGGTGTCTTATCGGGCACCACATGCGTGGCCTTCTTCGACTCCCATCGTGCGAAGTCCAACCATGCCCCGGAACCAGCGACGATGCGGTTACCGAAGAACCGTTCCGCCTCAGCCTTGTCCTTCTGAACGAGCTCGGCAGCTTCAGCCTCGATCGCAGCAACGGATACCCACGGGGCGCCCGCATAGTTGAAAACGAACATCTTGTGACGGTCACGCTTGTCACCGAAGCTCAGATGCGCGGGCGGCTGGCGGAAGTCCTTATTGATGTCCTTCGACGGTGCCTCGAAGGTGCGCTGGGCGACGGAATCCTGTGCCGGGTCCCACGCGTTCGTCGTTTCGATTGCCCGACCACCCATGCCGGCGAGACCACGACGCTGCGTCGACGCGAGCTTGTGCCCGCCATTCGACTTCACCCACAGGCCTGTCTCATCCTGCGGCGCAAACGTCACACGCTGACCGAGGCGAGAGTTTGCCTTCGACGTGACCACATCGATTCGGCCACCACCGGGAAGGCGGATGAACTCCTCGCCCGTATGCCGAATGATCTCAGCCAACGGGCCTAGCTCAATCATCGGGCGAAGTGCGTCATACGTGTTGTCGGTCTGGTCTTCGGACGTAGCAGTGATCTGAATAAGCGGCGTCGACCACGGACGGCCCATCGGCTCGCCCTGGTCATACTCATACGCCCACCCGCAACCACAACCGAAGTCGCGGCAGTCGTACATCTCGCGGCCGGACGCGAACCCATCGAACAAGACAGGGCCGACACCCTCCACGCAGACGAACGCGCCGATCAGCGGAGACTTGCCCCACTTCTGAGCACGAACCAACTGCGAACGACGGAAGATAAAAGCTTCGGCCTTCTGACCCACCAGCGCATCCGAACGAACCATGTAGTGATTCGCGACGAATGTGAACTGCTCATCACCGAGCACGAACGGGTTGCCCCGGTTGTCGCCATCTGGGATCACACAGTGCTGCTCAACCCACTCAGGGACGATCAGCAGCGGGCTAGCCATTGCTCAGAGCGGCGAACCTAGCCTTCGCCGAAGTCGCCGCCTTCCTCGCCGGGGCAGACGACCGCTTCACCGACAGCTCATCCTCAGAGAACCGCCACCGCAAAGAATGCATCCCCGGCAGCGACAGGCCGATCTCGGCAGCCATCCGAAGCGCTGCCGTCTTCAGCCCAGAATTTGACTCAGCAGACGTTGATTCGATGTACCCGCGCACATACGCAGCTACCTCGTACTTCAGGCTGAGCTTCGACCACATGGCAGCTTGAGGCTTCGACCAGAGGTCTTCCCAAAGCTCGATCTCTCGAGCATGGAGGTCGTCGGTCGCATCCTTGTCGAACTCTTTGATCCGCCTCTTGTCTTCCCAGTAGATGTCATAGATAGGAATGGCGGGCAGGGGAAATGCAGGAACAGCGCCATCGAAACCCTCTGCCGGGAGAGTCACCCAAGCCGCATCGTCCGTGCGATCACGGCGCAACGCATTTGGGTCAGGAGCGCGACCACTGTTTCTACGAACACCACCAGAAGGCATGATCACCTCCTCGGGTTCGTCAGCAAGCAGTCGAGCAGAAAACCATCATCTTCAGCATTGGGAAATCGTTTACAGTCCGGGACTCAATAAGCTCTGGCCGCGTAAAATCCGCGAACCCATGATCCGCCGCAAGCTTCCTGAACTGCGTAGCAACAAGCTCGTCGACCATCTCCTGATCGGTCGCCAGCCCATCGCTCACAGGCACCATCACGCGCATCTCGTTCACCGCAAACGCCTCCCAAAGGCCGAATTGAGAACATCTTGGTTCTGCCGCACCTTTTAGCCACCTCCCCGGCGGTCCTGCGGGGCTGGTTTCGAAGGGGTCTCCCCCCACCCTCTGGATGCCTACGGGTGTGCATCAGTGGGTGTTGTGCCATCCGCCTGGCTGTTCCTGCGCTGTGGATCTGTCGTGACATGGTTTGCATAGTCCACGGCCATGGTCGGGGTCGTTGCTGTCCATGCCTTGCGCGTCGAGGTCACGCTTGGATGTTGGGTAGTGGTCGGCGACTGTTGCTTGTGCTGTGTGGCAGATGACGCAGATAGGGTCGCGTGTAATAACTTGGTTGCGGAAGACACGGTGTCCTGTGCCTGTGTACCCTCGCTGTGTGGCCGTGCCTCTGCGTTGGTCTGCTGTGCGTGTGTGTTGCGGGCAGCGCGACTCTGTGCTGTCGTAGATGGTTGGACATCCTGGTGTGCTGCACACACGCATGCTCTACCTCTTAGCGCAGTGTGTGCGTGCGATGGAGGGGACGACGCATGCTTGCCCGCAGGTGGGGCAGTGCCACCGGTCAGCCTGCATTGCGTAGCTGGTAGTCCTTGATGGCCGTCACGACTATGCCCGCTGTCTTGCTGGTGTCCATCCCGCCGGCACTTGCCAAGGCGATGACGCCCTTTGCTGCGTCGGGTAGATCTCGCTCAGCGATACCGAGGGCACGCAGTTCGGCTGCAAGCTGTGATGTAACGAGCCTTGCCTGTTCCATTCCGGCGACGTACCCGCTGACGTCGGCGGTGAGCGTCTCTTTGACCTTGCGGCCTTTGTCTTCGGCATCGGATGCGATCGCGTTCATGGCTGCTCCTTCATGCTGTATTCGTGCGCGAGTGCTGAGGCAACACGGACGGCGTCATTGCCGTACTGCTTCGCCCATGCGAGATACTGCTGCTCGTTCGTGCCTGGTGTCGCTACGAGTTGTTCGACCCATTCGCGGTAGGTCGTGTTCGGCGCGACGGCCCGCATTGCTATGACGAGTGATGTTGCTTGGTCGTCACCGATGAGTCCGCAGCGACGGAGGATGTCTGAGGCTTCGGCGAGTTCAGCGATCGTTGCTCGCATCTGCTGTCTCCTGCCATTCATAGATCGGGCTACCCATTGAGTCGATCCGCACTGGTGTTAGGTGGTCGTTTGCGTTGGTAGCGCCGTGCGTAGGGAATGTTGGCAGCGGCGTTAGGGCCAGCAGTATGGTCTTGAGCGCTACCCCGTTCTGGGAGGCTGTCGGGCATCCCGGGTGCGCTGGGTGACCGCTCATGACTGCTCCTGACGGATACATGGTTACTGACCGTCATGTGTCGTGAGCGGCCGACGAAAGGCTACGTGCACCCCGAACCGGCCTAGCTGAGTGTGCAGGAGTCGAACCTGCGCTTGTCGGGTTGGAGCCGACTGTGCTTCCGTAACACTTACTCCCAAGGTGCTGGCAGCCCGAACGTTTCCATGAACGGCTTGCGTCTCGACATCCCCGTGTCGAAGAACTCTGACCTATGTGCAACCACACCGTGTGACCTGAGGGTGAGCGGTGTGGGACTTCGCGGCCGGCATTTAGCTTGTGGGCACCACGCGGGTTACTTGCCTGCGAGACATGAGCAGACCTTCATGCGTTCGGCAACGGGGCCGAAGTGTGTCTCGCGCTTGAGCTCCGTGGGTTGGAGTATCAGCAGTGATGCCGGTCGTGTTGTCGTCGAGCCAGCGCGAGAAGTGGTTTAACCAAACAGGCCCCCACGCTAAGGTGAGGGCCAAGAGTTACGGGCGGCGGGAACAAGAATGCCTAAGGCATAGCATACCTGTTCCCACCGACACCGTGGCTTACTGGATACCGCGTTTCTGCCTGTTCGGGTTCGCGAGGATCTTGATCCGGTACTGCGCCATCAGGTCACTGTGTTCGATGACCACAATGCCAGCGACATCCCGGCACCGCATCCCGTGTCTCACCCATCGCTCGATAGTCCTGGTGGACTTGCCCACGCGGGCCGCGGCCGCCTTGATGGTGTAGTTCTCCTGGTTCTCCGACATCCGTCGATCCTAGGCGGCCACGGTACGGAGAATACGGTCAACCTGCAGGGGCGGTGCGACCCACTCGCATGCGGCACACATCACGGTGAGGTCCGGATCGAGTTTGTCGGGGAACTTCACGAATACCTCTCGCTGGCCACAGAGCGGGCATTCCCGCTTATCTGCATCCCTGAAAGGTCGTGGTTCGACGCCGTACGCGCCGGCGAGGGTGAACACGCCTCGGGCGTCGTCGTAGCCGTAGCAGAGGTCGTCGTGGAAAGCGACCGCGAGGGGGAGTGCCGCGATGGTCTCGAGGCGGTCGAGGAACCATCCCACCAGTTCAGTGGAGATCTCGTGTGCTCTCTCGGGCGTGACGACCCGTGAGCCTTGGACCTCGGTGAGATTGATCCAGACCGAGACGCGGGGCGGGGCCACGCTCAGCGTTTCGGATACTGATCCGGTCCAGAGCACCAGCTTCGCGAACAGGGAGTCGCTGGCATCGAGCGGGCCGACCCGGAGGGGTGCGGGGGAGCCGTCGCCACCGCCCGAGACTCGTTCGCCTATCGGTGCAGCGCCGAAACCGTTGATCTGTGCCCGCATGTTGGCCATGAGGTCGGGGACGAGCTCGAGTGCGTGCCGGAGCCGGTAGAAGCAGGAGTCGCAGAACATCCCGTGTCGGGCAGGCTTGGGGCGGGGCGCTTCGCCTTCGACGAGCGAGTCCCAGGCGCAACCACGCGTGCACGGAAGGGTCTCTTCGTAGGTGATGTCGTCGTTCATGTTTGCCCTGCTTTCGGTGAGGTGGGTAGACGTCATGCGAGTAGGTCTCCTGTCACGGGATTGATGCGGATCAAGTTGTTGACAAACCAACGGGTCTGCCATTCGCGCGGGCTCTGCAGGTGTGCCTGGCGGTTCAAGGAGGGCTGCGCCCCGATGACGTCAGCCCAGTCACGCCAGCCGACATACGGTCGTTTCTGCCCGTGGTTGATGTGACAGTCACAGGCACCGTCAGCGCACATGTACGGCGTGCGGCAACGGACGCAGCACCAGGGCGCTTTGTACTCCCGGCCCATGTTCACGTACCCCTGGATGATGTCGCCCATCAGAGACCACCCGCCGGCATCCACGGCATCTCGCCTTCGGCGCCCCTTCGAAGGTGCTTTGGCCAGTCGCGTTTGTCGCGGTCGCCTCGCCAACGGATGAGCGAGACCATGCTGTCGTCATCTTCGATCGGGCGGAGGCCGAAACCGAATTCGGGCCACCCCATGAGCGCAGACGATCCGCGCGGTCGAAGATCACGGTCGCCGCCCATTCCTTTTGAGTGGCCCGCATGCGCCTCCATCAGCAAAGCGACGCCTCGAGCGCGGATCTCGTCGAGCGCGATGATGAGGGGCGCCGCATCGTCGTCTCGACTGATCTCCTTCGGGACCAGCTTGTACAGAGGACCGATGTATACGAGATCAGGTCTGTGAGCGTCGATGAGTCGGTGGACGGTGTCGATGTCGGCCTGACGGGTGAAGTCGAGTCGAACGCCGGCGCTCACGAGCACGTTCTGGCGAGGATCACCGGACCCGTACTGGGCCGCGAAGTTCGTGACGTAGCGGGCGTTCCGGGCCCACTGCTGCTCGCTGTTCTCTGCGTCGATGACCAGCACCCGTCGCGGTTCGATCTGCTCATTCCTGAACGGATGAATACCTGCCGCTGCCGTGATCGCGAGCTGACGGGCAAGGTAGCTTTTCCCTGCACCCTCACCACCTGTGAGAATCAGCCGGTCGTGTCGTTCGAGCAGTCCCTCGATGAGCCAGTCATAGGCGACTGTCACGTCGAGGATCTCGCCGAGCGACTTCGGATTGAGGATCGCGGCGCCCGAACCTGACTCGCGACGTCGTGCCTCTGCCCGCACCCGCTCGTTCTGCAGAAGCATCTCGACGGCTTTCTCGAACTCTGGGTCGACGGGCTCTAGTGACTTCAGATCGTCGATCCCGAGACCGGCCGCCACATGATCCGCGGCGTCCTTTCCAACTGCCGGTTCCAGAATCTTCACATCCGCGATGCCGACCAAGAGTGCCGCGACCTGGTTCGCGTGCGCCAAGCCCGGCTCGTCCATGTCTCGCACAATCCGAACAGTCTTCCCACGGAGCGGCGACAGATCGAAGAGATGCGCCTTCCCTGCACCCATCGCCGTGCACGTCGCGCTCACGCCGAGAGACTCGAGGGCCAGCACGTCCTTCTCGCCCTCGACCACGAACACGACCTTCGCGTCCGCCAGCCGGTCAGCCCGGAACAACGCCGTGCCCTTCGTGTTCCCCGACTGTGAGAAGCGCTTGTCAGGTGAACGCGACACCCGACGACCATCTGGGTAGTCGTAGTTGGCGCCCTTCGGGTCATCGAACAGGTCCGCCTTCGAGAGGTTCAACGCGGCCAGCACGTCATCAGTCGGGTCGGAGTGGGAGTGAACAAGCACCCCACCCTCATAGGCCGCCAGGGACACCGACAAGTCCGCTTGAGAGTGTCCGGGTGCCTGCGCTGAAGCCTTCGACTGGCCCAGCATCTTCACCTTCAGGCCGTGGTCGTGGAACGTGTCCACGAGACGCTCAAACGCGTTCTGCATCGGTTTCCCTCTCGATCAGCAACATCAGCACAAACAGCTGCGCGACGAGCTCGCGGTTCTGCTCTCGAAGGTGCTCCACTTCCGCCAGCAGGCTTTCGCGGGAGGCGATGGTGTCTGTCATGGTCACTGTCCGACCTCCTTCAGGCGCGGATCGTTCTCGATAACGTCTGCTGCCCAACGAGTGCCTGCTGGGGGAGCGGGGTGAAGGCCTTCGACCTCCCGACGGTGCTGAACCGCCACCCGAACCTGGTGGACGATGTCGGACGGCTTCGGAAAGAACGGGCTCTCCGTCATGTGCGACCGCAGCGCATCCAAACCCTGCTGGCGGGTGTACTTCCCGACGATCGGAAGCCACGCCTGCACCAGAGCGTCAGGCACCTCACGGTCGTTCACGATCGCCGCAACCGTCAGGAGTTCCATCACGTCCCCGGCGTTCACGATGCCTCCTCCTGCGCCCGCATCGCAGCGAGGCGCTGCAAGTTTCGCTCGAGGGTGCTTGAACCAGACGCGCCCTTCGACTTCATGGCGAGCTGATCGAACTTCTCCCGGAACTTCGGCATCGACAAGATGTTCTTCGACCAGAAGTCATTGCTCTGCGACCACAACAGCACGCGCCTCGCGTCGGCCAGTAGCACCCCGTCCCTGTCGAGCAGGAGCCGGGGGGTCTATACGATTTTCGGTGTAACTCCTGAGCAAGGAGGAACCGAATGACTGACGTGAAGATCGACGTGGAGGACGAGGCCGTGGCGACGGTGAAGCATGACGGCTTGGTCGATGGCCGGCTGGTA